GCATGAATTTTAAGACTGAAGACTTCGACCTTTTCCAAAAAATGATATACGCCGCGATAACAAGCGGCGTTACATTCGCATCATATGTTGAGAACGATTACTACACAATCGAATACACTGGAGGTTTTTAAAATGAGCATCTACCCAAATTTTCCATCCGTCACTGAGTTACCACTGTATTGTAATCATAATGACCGCAAAGTTGTGCGGCATTTAATACGACAATTGCTATTTGCAGGATGCTATATAGAATTGTTTGATGGCGAAGAGCAGTGTTTAATTAATCAGGTAAAAAAGTCAGATGATATACATGATATTCTTTACGCAATGTCTAGCACTGGTGAGGATGTTGTCACAGCTTTTGATAAAAAAGGAAAACAACTAGGTTGGTTTTATTTAATCTATAACAACGGGTCAGACGATGACGCAATGGTGTGCATTTCGGATTACTTGGCAAATCAATTTTGCGAAGAAATCTACAGCGAAGTTAATTCTGCGGTGGATGAAACATGATACACTTTGATCGGTTCGATATTATGGAAGCCCATTACCTCTACTACAGAGAAAATCACACTGGACAATCTAGCTACCAATATATTAGATTGTCCCTAATGAAAATAAAAGGATTCAAGCCGCACTCTAATTTGTCGTTTAAGACACTTACAAAAAACGGAAAGGAAATATACAAGCAACTCATAAACAACGGCTAGGGTGCCTCCTTTCACCCAGTGAGCTGGCCTAGTCCACCAGTAGCCAAAACGGACTACACTAGATACAAAAAAGCCCCTGTCTCACGATAGGGGCTTTCGTTTTGATGGTTTGATTCAGGTGCACTAACACCCAAACCAGATTCAAGTGCTATAACACCTAAACCAGATAGCGAGACAAGGAAATATCAACTAGCTATAAACGAATTATACACTGTTTAAGTCACTATACAATGGATAAGCGGTCGTCGATCAAAAAGGCACCTCATCATCAGCGTATGTTTGCTGTTGAATTTCTACATTCTGAGTAAAATTGTTTTGTTTCAACCCCATAATTGTAGCATTACCCAATATCGGTAGCTGTAGACCATTGTCCCTTTCTTCTTTTGTTGAACCCTGCTTAACAATCCCGTGGTATTCTTTGCCATTGAATTCTTTTGCGTCTGTAGGATCAACAAAGCAAACTAAATCAACATACTTGCCCACAGTACCGTCCGGTCGTGGTTTTTTACCCGCAACAATTCTGCTTTTTTCTAGTTTTGTTACGTCAATGCTTATGCTTATTGTCATATTCATGATAATCTTTTAACCTCACTTTTTATAATTTCGACAGCTAACTGGACTGCCCCGCTTAACTTCTTTATAAATTCATCATCCCTTTTTACCTCAACTACCATTGCCTCCATGACTGGGCTGTATGACATAAAATGCCAAGTATCTACCTCGCATATCATCATGCAGCCTTGCACTTGCTGATAATATTTTTTAGGCATTAACTGCCTCCTCATATTTGCAACGTGGGTGTGATCCAGTGGAACCTTTATTTCACATCCACCAATTATTGTATCTTCGGTACTATCATAGATAACAAGATCGGGAGAGCATCCGAAATCACCAGAATCGTCAAGGATAAACCCAGTTTCACCGCAAGTTACAGGGTGCGACATCTCAAAATACATTTTAGCCTCGGGTTCAAGCTCAGTTCCGCGGGTCATTGCGTCCGAAACAAAATGCGGTGCTGATTGTCCTGTTAGTTTTTCAGCAATTAGGCGGTTGATGTATTGTTCTGCACTTGAACTAGGATTTCCGGTCGTGGTTATTAACTTGTCAAAGTTACTAGCGGATGGCCTACCCAACCTGCTTTGCAACCACCTATAAGAGCCTTGCTTAGAATTAAGAATTTTCATACGGCAACCCCCATTTCGGCATATTGTCAATTGTTGTTCCAGCGGGTAAAACATACAAATATCTGCCAATACCAAAATTAACTGCTGCGCGTTTTAAAGCGTCAGATATTCCACCCTTGTCACCCTCAATTTTAGTATCACCTGCACCATCGCACTTGGTAATCCATTCTCCATCTATCCGTAAAGAAAGTTTGCAAATTATGCGGCCAGAACACTCTTCATATTCTGTCTGCCAGTTGTTAATACCGACAACTTCATCTAATCTTTTCATTACTGTTCGCGCATCGATATATGCTAATTGTTTTCCACCTGCTCCCTGCCTAAATTTGACAGAATATTTACCAAACGGCTCTTTTAAAAAATGCAGTATTTCACTAGGGGTTAATGGATCTGAATTCATGATTGAACCTCCGTGTTTGCATCTGCATTTTGTTGTTCCGCGTAAGTTACGTTATAACCATTTTGGTAATGCACGTTGTCTGTAGTTTCTGCTGGAAACCCATGGACTGCATCCCACTCGCCTCTCTCATAATCATTAAAATCATAGTAATCATTAAATGCCTGCTCATGCTCGGCTTTACAGTCTGCTTTAAACAAAGAGATTTTAACAACGTAGTCTTTAATCTGTTTGCCTAAGAACTTGCCAAGCGCAGCATAATCATCCGCTACTACAGCATCAGATACGCTTTTAATAAAATCATCTTCGCACGTTTTATTGATTTGCCACTGGGCATCGTTGCGAGGGAAATCATAGTGATTAGTAGAGTTGGCATCTGAAAAATCTAATGCTTCCCAAAAAATTGTTCGATCTTTTAACTGACGAGCTACCATTTCATTTGCGATGTCATACGTTCTTTTTGAATAATCAAACATCTTTCGATTCCTTTTAATTGGTTGATACCGCACAGTTTAACCTTAACTGTTGATATTTGCAAGAGTATGTTATAAGATAAACTAACTCAATGGAGATCGACAAATGAATATAAATAGAAGCTTAGACTTTTACATGGCTAGGGATAATCTCATTCAAACTGATTTGTGGAGAAAGGGTAAATTCTCTCCAAACACTATTTCTTTAATAAGAAATAATCACCGACCTGCATCAATAGAAACAATAGTTATTTTTTCCAAAATGTTTAACGTAAAAGTGAGCGAGTTTATTGCGGTCGGAGAAGATGATGAACAAGCCTAGCTATTACGCAATAATACCTGCGAATGTGCGTTACGACAAAAATCTAACAGCTAATGCCAAGCTGCTATACGGTGAGATTACTGCGTTATGCAACAAGGAAGGTCACTGCTGGGCTGGCAATAAATACTTTGCTGAACTTTACAGCGTAAGCAAGGTATCGATATCAACATGGATATCTAATTTAAAAGATGCAGGACACATATCTGTACAGATGAACTACAAGGAAGGTAGTAAACATATCTTGAATAGGTATATAAGAATTCTTGGGGAGGGTATACAAGAAAACTTTGATACCTCACAAAGAAAACTTAATGACCCTATACAAGAAAACTTAATAGATAATAAGACAGGTAATAATAAAAAGAATATTACAGTTAATAATAATAATAATTTTGATTCGTTTTGGAAGTATTACCCTCGAAAAGCGGGCAAATCAGAAGCGATTAAGGCGTGGAACAAGTTATTACCTAACGAAGATTTGATGCGAGTTATTGCTGGAAACATTAGTGAACGACTGCGTACTGGCGAATGGTCAAAAAACAATCAATCTTTTATCTTGCACGCATCTACTTATCTCAATCAAAAAAGATGGGAAGATGAAGTGATCGGATCTCAGAAAAAGAATTATGTTGCTGACTCTATCAAAAGCACATCACTTGAAGAAAAACTTATTGATACATCATGGGCGAATTAAAATGAAAACTAGACTCGATGAAATACAAGAGCAGGTAAATAGATACGATGAAAAATATCCTAAAGTTTGGGATCGATTTGTTGAACTTACATTTGACAGAATAAACGTAGGTTTTAAAAATTATTCTGTTAAAGCAATTATTGAAAGAATACGGTGGGATATGAGCGACATTGGAGCAGATGGATTTGCAGAATTTAAAATTAGTAATAACATTGCTCCATTTTATGCCAGAAAATTTATGAAAATATATCCAGACCATGATGGATTTTTTAGAACAAGAATACAAACAAGCACTTTTGAGCGTGCTAACGGTTTAGATGCCAAGCCTGATTTATCTTCAGAGAATTTTAAAAAATTATGGTCAGTAATTAATGAGTAAGTCTAAACTTAAATACACTGGATTCGATGGAAATTTTCCAAGATTGAAAAACGGTCAATACTACACATACATAGAAATTACTAACTTAACATCGTTAACTCATAATCAAGTTAGAAAAAGATTGGCAAACAAAAAACAATTTAGTGGATTTGATTTAAAACATTCAGTATCCAAATGGCATAAAGAAAGAAATAAAATTGTAGATACAGTGTTTATTGACGGTGAAGATGGATCTGCTAAAAGCAAAAAACTATCACAAGAATGGTTAAGAAAAGGTAAATTTTATGGGTGAATATTACCAAGTAAACAGCAACGCTAAAAAAGAATCTTTTAAAGTTTTTGTCGATCAGCTTTTTGAGAAAAGAAAATTCATAACTTTTACCTACGCTTTTGGGGATTCAAGAACAAGAGCGCAACAAGGAGCTATGGAATTGTATTTCAAAAATGCCGCTGAAGAATTAAACGATGCTGGTGTATACCAAGAAATCAATTCTAAATTTTTTAAAAAAACATTAACTATTCCGTGGACAAAATACAGTTACAAAGAATTTTGGCGGTCGGTTCAAATGGCAATGTTTGGAATTAAATCTACTAAAGATTTACCTGCTAGAGATGTATCAAAAGTATACGATGTTATTAACAAGGCTATGATTGAAAGAGCAGGTATACACATTCCATTCCCGCAAAAGGAAAATCATGAGCATAAAAAGAGAAGCGTGTGACGCGCACTTCAGCACAGTAGTTAGACGCAAAGCTAACTTTACTTGCGAATCGTGCGGCAAAAAAGACGGACAAATGGATTGCGCTCACATTTGGGGCAGACGCTGCAAGAGCGTTAGATGGTCGTTAGACAACGCTGTTTGCTTATGCAGAGGTTGCCATCAATACTACACAGAAAACCCCTTAGCATTCACTACATGGCTTTCTAGGTATATCGGGGATGCATCTATGGACATTCTAACCGAAAAGCGTAACATTCTAATGAAGACTACAAAGTTATTACGGAAAGAAATAGCAAAACATTATTTATCTGAGATTAAAAAGATGGACGCAGATCCGAATTACCAACCCATATCTTATAATTGAGGTGTAATATGACTAACTATCCTAAAGCTAAAAGATCGGATATAGATTTAAAAATTATGCAAAGCGGCATTAAATACATAGCTGATAAACA